TACATCTCCTGCTTATTCAGGAGCTACCAGCCTTAAGACATCTAATTTCTATGTATTGACTAGTTCGTTTGGTGTATATAAATGCATATTTAACAACAACAATGCTGCATCAACTGTAGAGCCTTCAGGTCAAGACATTACCACACTTACTACAGCTGATGGTTATGTATGGAAGTATCTCTATACTATTCCTCTCTCTTCCCAAAATCGGTTTTTAACGCCTGAGTTTATGCCGGTGCAAAGAGCGGTAACAAATGCCTATTACTCCGAAGGTGAAGTTAGTAGTATTACTATTAACAATGCTGGCTCAGGCTATACAAGTAATGACGACGTAACACTAACAGTTACGGGTCAATTTTTAGGTAAGACAGGTAACTCCATTGCTAACTTAGTTCCAGTGTTTAATACATCAGGTGAATTTATTGATGTTAAAATAAAAGACCCTGGTGCTAATTATAAAACCGCTACTATTACAATTAATGATGGAGGGGGTACAGGTACAAGTTTATTGAACAGTATCAGTAATGTAAGAATATTTAATACAGGATCAGGTTATACTACTGCTACAATTGCAAATACTACTGCTACTATAGCAACAACCGGTCTTATTCAGCCTACCTCAAACGCTTTTGCTAATTTAATATTCAGTAGTAATGCTTTAGTTGACGTTGTTATAACAAATAAAGGTACTGGCTATACTACTGGTGCTCGTGCAAACACAACTATTTCTATTAGCACGTCAGGTAATACTCAACCAACTTCTAATGCAACTGCTAATTTATTTTTTACCTCTTCTGCAGTCCTGACCCCTGTAATTCGTAATGGGGTGATTCATTCTGTTTTAATTGAAGATGAGGGTACAAGATACAGTTCAAACGTTAAAACAATAATTTCTGCAATTGGAGATGGTTCAGGGTTTGTTGCTACCCCCTATGTTAATACTGCCGGCCAAATTGAAGATGTTATTATTGAAAACAGAGGTACAGGGTATTCTTATTTAAACTTAACTGTTGCAAGTGCAACAGGGTCAAGCGCAAATTTATTTGCTAATCTCTCCGTTGATGATATTGACACATTACAGACTGTTGTTGAATTATCTGCTGTTAATGGGGGTATTCATGCATTCAGAGTTAGTAACGTAGGTAACGGATACTCTTATGCCAACGTTACGGTAGCAGGTGATGGAATCAACTTTTCTGGTAATGCCGTTATTGTTAATAATACTATCAGTTATATTTCTGTATTGACCCCGGGTTCTGGATATACCAATGCAAATGTAACTATAACGGGTAATGGAGCTAATGCAAATGTATCTGCCATATTATCCCCATACCGGGGTCATGGTAGTGATCCAGTTAGAGAGTTATTTGCTGATACATTAATGTTCACATCTACCATAAATAATGAAAAGAACCAAGGGGTTGATGTAAAGAATGACTACAGACAATTTGGTATTGTTAAAGATCTAAAGCAATATGGTAATGAGCGAGCATTTGCCAATGTTATTGGCAGTGCATGCTTTCTTGTAACAGTTGATACCGTTAGTGGGCTTGAAAGAGACACCGTACTTACTCTTACAGTCGGTACAGATAAACGATATTTTGAAGTTGTTGAAATCGTTCCTTCAAGTAGTCAACTTTTATTACAAAACAAAAATAATCACGTGATAACTACCAGTGATAGCTTTACAGATCCGACTTCAAATCTTAATTATGCTGTAACAGATGTAACAACGAGCCCCACCATAAATAAATTTAGTGGTGACTTACTGTATATTGATAATAGAACATCGGTAAGTTACAGCGAACAGCAACTAGTTACTTTAAGAACAGTAATCAAATTATAACAGGTAAGAGATGGCGATTAATTTTAACACCGATCCATACTATGATGACTACAGTGAGGCTAAAGGCTTTCACCGTATTCTTTTTAAACCTGGTGTGGCTGTTCAGGCAAGAGAACTAAATCAACTACAGACAATACTTCAGAACCAAGTATCAAGATTTGGTAACCATGTATTTAAACCTGGATCCATGGTTATTCCGGGTAATATTAAATTTGACAAAAACGTTAATTTTGTAAAGCTAGTATCAACATTTAACTCAACTGATATAGATGTTACTAATTATCTTGATAGAGAGATGATTGGTCAAACGTCTGGTGTTAGAGCAAAAGTAATTAACGTAGAACCAGCTACGAGTATCGATCCTCCTACTATCTTTGTTAAATATTTAGATTCTGGTACCAGTAGAACTGCTACTGCTTTTACTGCAGCAGAAGATATTGTAACTAGTGATACAGGGACTGCATATAGTGCTACTGTATCATCTACTGGTAAGTGCTTAGGTGCAAGTATCAGTGATGGGGTGTATTTTGTAAAAGATAATTTTGTAAAAGTCTTTGCCAATAATATTATTCTTGACAAATACGTATCTAACTCTAATTATAAAATTGGACTAGAGGTATCCGAAACTATTCAAAATAGTGAAGATGATGAAACTCTACTTGATCCCGCTATTAGTACATTTAACTATTTTGCACCAGGCGCAGATAGATATAAGATAGAACTTATTTTAAATAAGCGGGCTCTTTCAAATACGACAACGTCAGATAATTTTATTGAATTACTTAGAGTTGTAAACGGATCTACTGTTGAAATTGTAGATAAACCTGGCTATAATGTTCTGCAAGATGAATTAGCACGTCGTACATATGATGAGTCGGGTGATTATACTGTTAAACCATTTAATCTTAAATTTATTGAGCATGCAAAGTCAGTAACTAACCCTGATGGATTCCTTAACGGTAACGAGGGAGCCAATGTAAGTCTTGCATTTGCTGTTTTATCACCAGGTAAAAGTTATGTTAAAGGTTATGAAGTAGAAACAATATCTAATAGATATCTTTCTTTTGCAAAACCTAGAAATACTGCTAACGTTAACAATGCAGTAGTTAGAACACCTATAGGTAATTATGTAGAAGTAATTAACCCCTATTCAATTCCTAATTTTACTTCTAATTTAATAGATGTAAATTTGTATAATCGATACACAGCAACTCCTGGTACAGCGGCTGGTACTTTGGTTGGTAATGCTAAAATTAGAGGATTTGAGTCTACAGCCAGTAACGCTATGCTATCAACATCTACGTTTAATGCGTTTTTATTTGATGTTAATATGGCATCAGGTTATACATTTGGACGTGATGTAAAGCAGCTCTATCATGCAAGCGTGTCAGATACCGGGTATGTGTCTACTGCTTTTACTGCTAACATAGTACCAACTACAAATACTACTGTTACAGGTTCTGTAACTTTAACAAATGCCAGTAATGCAGTTACTGGGGTAAATTCTGTATTTACAACCGATCTTAAAGTCGGGGACTATATTAAATTCAGTTCGGATACATCTAACTCGTACCGTGTCGCTACAGTTACCTCGGGTAGCGCTTTAACTATAGATAGAGTTTATCCTTTATCTAATGTATCCGGTGTTAATGCTACCCGTGACCAAGCAGTGCTTATTGATAATAATCTATCAACTTATATCTTTCCGATGCCGAACAAGGTAATACGAGAACTAAGTGATATTACCATCCGTACCAGAAGAGTATTTTACGGTACGTTATCAAGTAATATTATTGCATGTTCTACTGCTGTAGGCTCAACGTTTGCCTCTAGAACAGATACAGACTATTTCGCTGTAGTAGTGAGTGGAGGTAATGCTGGTAAAATTTATAAAATTGCATCTGGTAACTTTGCATTTACAGATTCACCTACTAATAGAAATGTTAGCATTAACTTAAGTAGTTATGGCTTGACTAATGAAGACGTTTTAATCTATACAACTATTATTAAAACCGATCCAACCGCTAAGACCAAAACTGTAACATCAAGCTCTGTAACCTATACTACGAGTACAGATTGTCAAGCTACTGTTGTTTCATTAGGCGTTGCTGACGTTTATGAAATAGCTAACGTAAAGATGTCAGCCAATGTATTTGGTACAGCATACAGTGAAAGTAATGCATTTGATGTTTCTGATTATTATACATTAGAGACAGGGCAAACACCAACCTATTACGGTATTTCTAAAGTTAAATTAAAGCCTGGTAAGCCTACACCAACAGGTCCTATACAGATCAATTATAATTATTATGCTCACGGAGCAGGTGATTACTTCAGTGTAGAGTCATACCCGACCTATGAAGCTATTCCTGTATTTAATGACAACGGTACCACATATGACTTAAGAGATTCTTTGGACTTAAGACCAAGAATTTCTAATGATGGAACAAACTTTAAAAATACTGGTGCAGTAAGGAATGAATTCTTAGATTACGCTAATGATTTTTCTACAGACTACTCTTACTACCTACCTAGAATAGATAAAATTTATCTAACCGGCGACGGAAAGATTACTTATAAAGAAGGTAGCAGCAGTCTTAATCCTGTTGAACCTCAGGCCCCTTCTGATGCAATGTCCTTATATGTGGTTGAACACCCCGCGTACGGTTTCGATATTAATAAAGACTCTACTTTTTATCCTGTAGACCAAAGACGGTATACAATGAAGGATATAGGTAAGTTAGAAAACCGTATTAAGAATTTAGAATATTATACCACCTTGTCGTTGCTAGAGTTAGATACAGCAGTCTTCTCTGTTAAAGATAGTTTTGGATTAGATAGATTTAAAAATGGATTTGTGGTTGAATCATTCCGTGGTCATGGTATTGGAGATGTTAGAAATTTAGATCATAATATCTCAATGGATTTTGAAAAAGGGGAGTTAAGACCAGCGTTTATTCAAAAGAATTTAAAATTAAGTGAAGTAGAACTTTCTGATTCTGGTAGATTAGCACAGGGGTATGTTGTTAAAGATAACCGAGTGGCAATGCTAAACTACAGTGATGAAGAGTATATTGTTAATAGCGTTTCAAGTAGTACAGAGAGTATAAACCCTTATGATAACTTTACATTTGCA